CAAATGGTGGAAGTATGTATAACGGTGCTTGTTCTTTCGCCGTGAAGCTCAAAGAAAGTCCATTCATATCGCTACGGTTTGTTCCCGTTGCAATAGAATCGCCACCCGTTAAGTAGCATCCGTCAGTCGTTCCCATCAAGTACACGTTATCGTTTGAATCTTGCACAAAGATTTGCGCACGGTTCTTAGATATTTGTCCAAGTTCCCATAGGTCAGCAGCTACAACTTTATGTAGTACTACGTCTAACGTTTGATTCCACATAACCGAACCCGTAGCTTTATCCGCTTCTACTCCCGATTTGAAAGTAGATAGGTCAGTAACTAAATCGTACTTTACAACCGTTACCGCACCCGCCGCTTGAATATCCCAAGTAGCGAACCCCGCCGTTGTGATAGTGTAATCGGTTGTGCCTACCGTTGCGTTAGCAAGAATGTCAGAACAATAAGAACTACAAAAATATATGGCCTTTAAGCCTCCAATAGCGTCGCGGCAATCTATGCCCCTCGCCGAAGTGATAGCGCACGGCATCTAATTATATGAAGCTAAATCCAACAACCCCGTCAGCAGGAACTGCAACTTGTACTCCAATAGCGAAACGCATAGAGATACGAACGTTGTCCGAACCATCATACATGTACGTAGGGATCAAAGCGGCAGAAGTGTCAGGTGTGTAGCTATTCACTCCAACAACTAAGTTATCAGGGTAAGTAAACACCATTACATCGACTGCGTTAGGGATGCCCGAAGTAGCGTAGACTGGGTAGCCTAAGTAACTTGCACCCTCTAAAGATTGGTTAAAACCTGCGTCAGTATTTTGAGCAGCGATAGCTTGTAAGAAGAAAGCGTATGCCTCATAAGAAACATAGAATCCTACACCTGGTTTTCCTAAGATACCTGGAGTGTTAGAAGCCAAAGCAAAAACTGCGTTCATTTCAGCTAAAATCGTTAGCTCAGTATAAGCCGCGATAGTTGTGTGACGTGGGAAGTCTTTACAAGCAGAAAGTTTAATCTGCGCATCCGTAATCGTTCCATCGTTAGCTAAGAAACCGAAAGGGAAAACTGTTGAACCCTGCCATAAAGCCGATTCAATACTTGTTCCCGTTCTTTCTGCTACTGCTCCAAGAAGGAAGTCAGTCCAGTCAATAGGTAAATCCCCGTTTCTTTGCATACGTCCGTTAGCTGCAATCCAAGTAGGATACATTGTCTTACGGCAAACTTCTTCCATTACGGCTAAGTCGTTTTGTGTAAGAACTTGTTCCGTTAAAGTAACGTCTTCACCAGGAACAAAAGCACAAGCCGCAGCTTGTAGAGTGTCCGTAGTTGATAGACCTGAGATTACCGCCTTGTCAACGATTCCCTCTAATAGTCTTACACGCCCTTTAGCGATTGTTTCCGCACCGAGAAGTGCAGCGGTTACATAAGGTAAAGCCAATTCACCTGCGTAGGTGTTAGCTGCTACCGTGATGTCGAAGTCGTACTTCTTTGATAATTGATTCATCGGTGTGAATTTTGAATGATGTGTAGCGCACGGTCTACTCCTGATAATTGTGTAATATCTTTCTTCTTGTGCTTTGAAGAAAGGTTAGTTGGTGAAACATTAACGCCCGATTCTGCGGGTACGTTTTCTAATGCTTCAAGTCTTTTGCTTATTGATGTAAACGCTTCTTCTAAAAGTTCGCTTAAATCTTCTTTTGGTGTTTCCGCTTCCACCTCCACCTCTACTTCGGGTGTGTAGATGTCAGATACAACTTGTGCGATTGCATCACGTACCGCTTCGTCAAGGTCAGGGAAACGCTCCGCTAATACATCGCGCACTTTATCGTAATCCATATCTTCTCGAACATCTTCCGCTTCGTCATCGATACCATCTCGGTATCCTTCTTCTTCGGCTTCGGGAACTGTTTCTGCCAATTCTAATTCTACCTCTACATCAATTTCTTCGTCAACTTCGAAAGATTCCATTTTAGAATCCTCGTTTACGATAACCTTGCGCCCGTCTTCTAAAGTATAAGTTCCCGCATCAAGGACAACGGTGCTTCCGCTATCGTCAATAACACGAACGTCTACACCTGGTTCAAAGGCATCTGCTTCGGTTACGAGTACGCGACCGTCATCAATTTTAACTTCGGCATAGAGATTCGTTTTGGGTAACCCCATAATCTCACGGATTTTTTGAATAGTGTTCATTTTGTATAGCTTTACAACGTAAAGAATAGTTTTTGTGGATACGTTTATTTTATGCCTTTTTCGGGTTGTAGTTAGCGGTGTATAACATAACGCCGTTAAGTTTTACTTCTTGGTATCCCGATACATCATGGAACATCTGCCCCCATAATTCAGCCGTCCTTTTGCTATCGAATAGCGGCTTATCATTTAGGAAAGAACTGGGTCTTAACTCGTCCAGGATAATAGCTTTAAGTTTCTCTAAGATGGCTTCGTCTTCGGGGCAGTTTTTACACAGCTTCCCTTTCATCATCTCAACTAAGCGATCCGTAAAGTACCCCTCCACCGAGAAGCCACGCACGTCCTTCGCTTTCACCTTCTCCCAAATATCAGGGTTGTTAACTTTAACGGATAACATCCAAGTTCCCATAGGTAAATCGAAGCCATACAAAGCGGCCTTATCCATCTTTTTATCCTCGATTAACCAAGATTCAACCACAGTCACCCCGTCTATTTTGGATTGATGCTCTAAGGTGCTTTCGTTGGTTCGTGCTTCTTGCATAAATAACTCCATAGCGTGACGCACCGTTTCCTTAGAAAAGAAAACATCGTATTCCTCATCGTCTTCATCCAACCGAAGAATCAACTTTTCGGGTATCAAGGCAGGACCTATCAACAACCGCTTCTCGTCATCGGTTGCGAACTGCATTTTCTTGTCTTGGGTAGCGGATAGGTACACCCAATTTTCTTCGATAGCGGGGAAGCGAACTAACGACACCGCCTCAATTCCTGTAAGCTCGTCTTCGTCTATTAGTAACTCTACTTGTCTTCTCATAATGGTAAGAATATATTTGGGGTTGTCGTTTATTTATAGCGAAGATTGATTCTGTAATGCTTGTGCTAAAGCGTCTGCGTCTGCGATATTGTTTTGTAGTACATAGGCTTGAACGGAAGGGAGTTCTAAAGTACCTTCTCCGAAAGATTCAAGGGAAGGCGTTAAAGCAAGTTGTGCCGTTCCACCACCACCACCACCACCCGAACCAATAGAACCCGATGACGCACCCGCTTGATTCATTACGCCTTTAATCGAAGCGAAAGAACTTAATACCATACCTATCATAGTTGCAGTAAATCCAGGGGCAGTAAACGCCGCTAAAGGTCCAGTTCCCGTAGCTGATTGCATAGCACCTCGATAAGCCTCTGACATAGCTATACCTTGGTTAACTAAGATTTGAGATATGGCCAACCTCTTTTGTCCTTCTTCGGTTTTTGCCATAGACTTCAAAGCATCAAACCCCGCAGCAACTATCCCAAGTCTTGCCGCCTTGACTGCATCTGCGGTAGCTTGTTCTATTGCTTTTTTCTCTTCTGCTGCGGTATCTATTACCACAACTTCTTCTTCTGCATACTTTTTCGTTATAGCTAAAAGGTCAGCTTCTTGTCTTTCCTTCAGTAGTTTCTCTGTTTCAGCATTGCCTTGAGCCAGCTCATTTAATTTGATGTACTTCGCTGCAATCACATCAATTTCATTCTGCTCTGCTGATTGTGTTGCTGCTTTCAATGTGGCAATCCTCAACAGCTCTGCATCATCAATTGCTTTTGCTTCAGCAGCCATCTGTTCATTCAACATTCCTTCTTCAACAACAAATTTCTTCTTGAGTTTTGCTGATTGTGTATCCAGATTTGTGACCGCTGCAATTAGTTCTGCTTCGCGTTGATAGTCTGCTTCCAGACTTTCCGTTAACGCCATTTCTTCTTGGTGGATGCGTAGTGCCTCTTTTGCATTTGCAACCCTCTGAGCATGAACTTCTGCCTCTGCTTCTTGAGCAAGTTTATTTGCTGCAATCCTTTCTTCAAAACTTTTCGTTATGTCGCGCGATATTACTTCCTGCTCTGCTATAATAGCAAGTTTTTCCGCTTCGGTTACAATCAAATCACGTTCCGCTTGTCTGAGATTCTGACTTGCTTTTGTTAATTCATTTTGAGCTTTGACTGCTTTGGTGGTTTCCGAAACGAGTTTTTTAACACCATCCACTACCGCACCATACATGTCAACTAAAGGTCCAGTGACTTCTGCGGCTGCTTTCTCCAGTTCTGCCAGTGTTGATGTAATTGCAGATTCAATCTCAGCAAGTTCTGCTTTCATTTCAGATGCATCACCACCAAAAAATTCCTTTGCAGCAATAGCAGCTTTCTTCAAACTTCTTTGAAGAACCAAGATGTTAAGTATGAATGATTCTTTAATATATGTGCCAATAGAAACAAACCAACCCCAAACATCCGACATCATACCATTCAAAGATGCTATTGCTTCTTGTGGATCTTGAAATGCTGACACCAAAAACCCACCTAAAGAAGATAATGTATCCGTGAGCTTTCCCATTATTATGCCAAGAGAAGCTGTTGCCACTTCTAACATTTCCGCACCTTTTTTTGTAGATGTGAAATAAGCCACCAGCGATCCAATCAAAACAACTAATGCCCCTATCCCCGTTGCCATCATTGCACCCCTCAACGTCTTCATTCCCATTACCGCCTTTTTCACCCCTCCCGCGACACCCTTAAACATCGTCAGCATCCCCCCAGTCATCCTATCAAGGGAACCCGAAGCCATATCTACCGAACCGCTTATGTCTTGGGTTTTACTATCGATTTTATTTAGGTCGGTAGAAACCTTTTCCGTGCCTTTTATCGTTACCCCTACTTCTATTTTTTCAGCCATTGTTTCTTGCTTTTATTCCTTGCTTTACTTTCTTCCAAAAACCCCAAAACCCCGTATCGTGGTAATACCCGTAAAGGATTAAAGAGTAGTTATCCCTTATCACTTCCCTTTCTTGTGCTAACTTCAGGGTGTAGGGCATCGACTTGCCCACGTTGTCTATGTACTGTTTCATTTAATCTTGTTCTAAAAAGTATCCGTTCTCAGTTTCTATGTACCCCATGTTTTCCTGTAATATTAAGTCCTGATTGAAAGC